AATTGGGCGAGTTGCCCGAGTGTGATCCGCGGCTTTAGCTGACAAAGGTGTCGCGGACAAAAACGTGGTGGTGAAATCCGCCGGTACGTTCACCGCCGAGATCTCAAACGGCTCCCAATCGGTCGCCGTGAAAACATTGCTGGTCGCGCCATTGCTGGCGTCCTGCGGCTCCTTGGCGTAGAGCCAAGTGCCGAAACTGAGACTGCGAATAATTCCAGACTGGATTCCTGACCAGACCAGGTCGCTGTTTTGATCCTGACCCTCCGGCCGGAACTTGAGCGTGGCCATCCCCTTCGGACCATCCGCCCAAGCCTTCTGCACGACGCCGATCTGCGCGCGCGTGCCGGACTTGTTCGCCATCACCGAACGAACATCGGTTCCGTTCATGTGGTTGTCGAACACCGGAGCGCCGTTGTTCAGCCGGTCCAGTCGCGCGCCGTCCATATCGAGCTGCAGCATGTACTCATCGCCGGTGTCGGGATCGGTTCTCGGGACCGTCGCGCCGCCGTACCAAACGACATCGACGGTGCGTTCGTCCGCGTCGAGCGTGGTCGGAACGAACGAGATCTCCTCGTCACTCGCGGCGAAGTACTCGCCTCGTGGGTCGCTCATAGATTTCTCCTGGTGATTAGGTGAGGTACATCCGCGTGGGAGATTCCCATCCACGCGCGCGGTTCGTCGCGCCAGCCACGAGCAGTTCCTTGATCATTCCCAGATCTTCATCGGCGAGCTTCGCCGACTGATTCGCGGGCCTCGGCGCACCTCCGACCGCCTTGCTTGTGGGCGTTCGTTCCTCGGTCCCGGCGGGCTGCTCCTGGCCGCGCAGAGTCATGTTGCGCGGATCGCAGTCGAGGATGATTTCGTACTTGTCCATCAGCTTGTTGAACAGGGCGATCTGTTCGATCTGCGCGTTAGGGTCGAATCCATTGGCCACCACCGCTTCAAACCACGTCACACGCCCGATGCGAATGTCCTTGAGCGCAGCCTCGGCGTCCTTCACCGGGTCCACCGATTCAAATCGAGGAGCCGTCCACTGCGTGCCGTACAGGTTGATCTTCGGATCAGTGACGGCCTTCGCCGGGACCTTGCCCAACAGCACCAGCGTGTCGATCACGCGCCGTCGCACCGGCATGCAGAACATCGGAATCAGGGTCAGCCACCGGTATCCTTCGATGGTGTTGCGGAACCCCAACTGCCCGCCCCGCCAGCTCGAATAATTGACCAGCGACAGATCGCCCGCCAGCATCTCGTAAGGAATCCCCAGCCCCGCCGCGATCCCCTGCAACTCCGTCATCTTGTATTCGCGATAGCCGCCCGCGACCGGAGGATTGTTGAACTTCACGTCCTCACCCGGCTTCAGGTACGCGGTCATACCGGGTTGAAACGACTCGACCGGATTCCGCGTCAGCGGGTCTTTCCCCTGAAGGCCAAGCGTCGAGCCGTCGATACCTTCCGGCTGCGTGACCATTGCCACCACGCAGGCTTCGATCTTCTTCCGCACCCGCTCCGCGTCGGCGTAGTCATCGAGATCGCGCAGCGCCATCATCACCGGATGCAGCCACGGAATGCCGCGCACCTGTCCGGGTCGCAGCACCCGATACGTGTGCAGCACCTGCTCGGCGGGAATCGGTTGGCTCAGGATTCCGCCGCGCGGATTCAGAATCAGAACGCCGCCGGGATGATACGTGTACAGCCAGTACGCTGACCGCCGTCCGAGCAGATCGAACTCGACTCCCTGCATGATGTGGCCATTGACCGTGCCCATCGTTTTGGTCTGGTCTAGAAAATCGGCCTCCAGGATCTGGAGCTGCAGCGGCACGCGCAGGTTGTCCTTCGCCAGGCGCGGCCGGAACCGCAGGATGGCCTCGCCGCTCTCGGCGGCCGTGCGCATGATCAGCGACTGCATCCCATAAAAATCCAGCCGTTGCGGGGTGTCGCAGTTCTCTACGAAGTACGGCCACTCGGCATCGATGATTCGGTCAAGGCCCGCATCACCCGTCTTCGCCTGCGGCACGATGCCGGTCCCCACCGTGTTGCCGGCCAGCTCCTCGATGGCCTTCGACGCATACGGATTGTTGCGGATCAGATCGCGGCTTCGGTTGCGGAGCCACACCAGTGACCCCATCAACTCGACGTTGGCGTCGGTCGAGGGAGCGTACCAGCCGTAAGCGCGCCGTCCCGCGGTTGCCCCGTCGTAGGAAAAGCGCGACGCGTGCCGCTCAATGTAACCCTCGGTCAACTCCAGCGCCATGCGCGCCTGCGTCCGCCGCAGCCCATAGCGAGGCGCAACGAAGTTGATGGCCCGATCGAGAACGTTCATTCCGCCGCCGTATATACAGTTTCCCGGTACGTCTTCTGCGAGCGAACCGCCTTGACCTCGACCGGCTTAAACACCTTCTCGAAGTTCACGCACTGCGGATTCGAGCAGGTGAACATGCCCTGCTCGTTCAAAATGAGTACTGGCGATCCGCAGTCGCACTGGATCACGGTTGGGTTGATTCTCATCGACTTGTATTTTTGTCGAGCGTACTGGCCGTGCTGCAAACTTCCCTCGCGAGGCGTTTCAAGTTCTGGTCATAACGTCGCGGCGGCATACTGTAAAAGGCTGATAATTAATGCAATGCGTAAGTTCCTGAAACCGCTTGGCGCGCTTGCAGTCCCGGCAATCGGCTGGGTTGCTGCCCCTATCATCAAAGCGAAATTCGATGGAACGCCGTTAAACGGCCTCGCCGGGATAATCGAGTTCTGGAAAAAGCTTCTCGGTCGAGGAATTCCACTCTGGGTGGTCATTTTAGTTCTCTTCGCGTTCGCAATCGCGGCAGTTATTGTCGTCAGATTAAGAAACAAGCGTGACAGCAAGATCGATCTCCGAATTGTTGTGCTCCCTGTCCCAGAGCCGAGATGGGGGATCGCGGCCGCTGCGAATACACCAACGCTGAACTTAACGTTTCATGCCAACCTCGCTCATCGGGCAGAGAGCTCTCTTCAAATCGTCAAAGCGTACCTGGAAGGGACGCAACCGGCGTTTCCGTTCTTACCTCTAGTTGTTGCTGGGCCGTATGGCCAGCCTCAGGTGATTCACCTGGGTGTACGGCCTATCATCGCCAAGCCGGGGAGAGCCTTAAAAAGAAAAGTCATCTTGGTTGATCAGTTTGGAGAAAAGCATCTGACTGAGGCGGTTACATTTATGCCGACCTCTAACGACGTCCGTAGATTTCAAAGCGGCGGGTCAGAAGTCAAGTGTCACTTTTGCGGCCGAACTGTCGCGATGGAAGAGTTGTCAGAATCCTCGCACGTGGCTGCCCACCGCGCCTGTATTAAGTAGGCGAGTCGATGCGCCCTAATAGTGAAGGCAGTTCACCAACATGAACCTCGCCGAATAACGAGGTGCGACTTTCGTCGGATCCAACCCGGACGCACGATATCGGGGGTGCGGGAGACTACATGCCGCGGCGTCACCATTACTCCCACCAAGGGAACCCCGCCACGTAGGGGCCGTCCCCGCGCCGATGCTCCGCAAGCGTGGATTTGCTGGTCTTCTGGGCGCTGGCCTCCCGGATCGCGTCCTCGGTCTCGGCGATCGCCTTCCGAATATCGTCAACGGTTCGATATTGCACTTCGCGTCCATCGGGAAAACGCGCGCGTAGCGTCGGGTTCCCCAGCGCCATGTACAGCGCGTTCAGGTTCGAAGTCAGTTGAGCGACGGTCAACGTGGTGAGTGCCATCAGAACCAGTTCCTCCGTGGGACCCACGGCTCGGGAGTCGTCCGCTCAATGAGCGCGGGCGGCACGCCTCCCGTCGGCTGCTGCCGATGTTGTTCCTGAGGCGGCATCGCCGGCTTGGGCTCAGCGCGTCGACCACCCGCCATCTGCGCGAACTTGTCGCAGTGCGCACCCAGCCGCAACCCGCTCGCGTACAGCGCGTACAGCGCCGCGTAGGCGTAGACCCGGCAATCGAGCGCCTCGTTCCGCGCGCCGGCGGCCTTCTTCCATTCCTGCTTCGGGAAGCCGTTGTGATAGCGCGTGAATTTCTTCTCCGCAGTCAACTGCTCGAAGTACTCCAGCTCGCGGCCAAGCGGGAAATGGCAGAATCCCGGTCCCGGCTCCTGGATCTTCAGCCGGTCATAGATCGCCGTCTTCGCGGCGTCGACCCCGACCATAAAGAATGGCGTCTGATTCTTCCGGCTCGGCTTGCGCGGCCAGATCGGAGTTTGGCCCGGACGTCCTTTCACGGCGTATACGCGGCGCGCATAGCGGTCGCGCGTGAACCGCAGTACCTGCGCGTCTTTGAATCCGCAATCGATGGCCGCCGCAACTACGCGCATGCCCAGGCCGGAATCGTGCATGCACTCGGAAGTGAGCAGGCTCTCCAGTTGATCCCACACCTCGTTACGCATGATGTCGCCGGGGATCACGTGATAGGCGATCGACCACGACTCCTCGTCGCGCCCCCATCCGACGAGCTCCACCTCGAGCCGATCCGCCTGCACGTCCACGCCGGCGGTGATCAGCGCGGCTCCCTCCGGCGCCTCGGCCTCGAACGGCTCGCAGCGATTCCACAGCGCGCGCTCATCCATCGGAGTTTCGTGCTTCTCTTCCCACAGTTCGGCGAGGACGGTATTCACGAACGCCTTGAGCGTCTCCGGCGACTTCTTCGCCGCGAGGAACTCGACCGCGATCGACCCCCAACTCCGTTTCGGCGAGATCAACTGCGAGACACGGAATCCCGGAATCGGCGACGAAGGATTCTGCGCGCGATACTCGCCGCTCTCGACCATCCGCGCCTTCTCGTGGTTCGGGACCAGCTCGCGGCATCCGGCGCAGCGATACGCCGCTTCGTCCGGTTTCCCCTCCGTCCACACAAGTCCAGGTCCGGTTCCGTCTCCCATCACCAACACCTGGTACTCCCCGCACTTCGGGCACGGCACAAAGTAATCGCGCTGATCGCTTTCAAGCCACGCCAACTCGATCCGGCTGATGCCTTTGATTGTCGGCGTCGACGCCATGACGATCTTCTTGTTATGCGCGAACTCGGAGGTGCGTTGGATGGCCAGCGATACCGGATCGCCCTCCGTGCCTGCGCTCGCCGGATAACGATCAATCTCGTCGAGCAGCGCGTACCGGATTGGCCGCATCGCAAGACCGGACGGCGAGATCGCACCTGTGAACGTGATGTGTCCTTCGCCGTTGGCGAGAACTTTATGCAGCGTGGTGTTGTTCGAATCGCGCGACTTGGCGGGCGCGATCTTCCCGCGCAAAGCCGGCGTGGCGCGGAACATGGGAGCCACGCGATCCTTCGAGAGCGCCTTCGCGTCTTCAGCGCGCGGCTCGACCACCAGCACCGGCCCCGGATCGACGTCGGCAATGAAGCCGATGAAGTTCAGCAGCACTTCGGTCTTCAGAAGCTGCGCCGCCGAAAGCAACACGACCTGCCGGCACGGATGCGCTGGGCTGAGCACCTCCATCGGCTCGCGCTGATACGGACGCGTGTGCCACTGCCCGCGCTCGGCCGCCGCACCGCCGGTGAGCACACGATTCTCGTCGGCCCACTTCGCGACCGTGATGTCGCGTGGTGGCAGCATCGCCGCGGCGCCCACTTCGTGAATCGAGAACGGCTGCATCTTCAGAGACCCGCGTCCGCGACCGACTTGCTCACCTTCCGCAAGAGGGCAGTAATCTCAGCTCCCAGCATTCGATGAATCGTCTTCTCGTCATCCACCGCCGCCAGCATCGGAGCCAGGCGATCCGGCATCGCCATCAGGCCGTCCTTGACGATCGCGGAGAATGTGGCCGCGTACTCCGAAGCACGCGTCGCTTCGATCAACTTCCCGGCGCGCTCCTTATAATCAAGCTCGGCCGTTCGCGCCTGAAAACTCTCCTTGACCGCGCGTGCCCGCAAGTAAGCAGTGACCGGATCGCCGGTCGGAGCCGGGGACTCGTGCATCGGCGGAAGCCGCTCCGGCGTGGCGGCAGCTTCGCGGACCGTCTGCCCGGCGAACGTGTTCTTAGACCACTCCCGGTTGGCGCGCTCCGCATCGATGCTGCCATCTGGGAGTCTCGTGATCCGTTTGGTGGCGATGGCTTTCTGAACAGCGGTCAGGCTGCATCCGCGCGCCTTTGCGTAAGCCCGTAAAGAGATCCCCATTGGAAGAAAGATTCGCCTTGCTTTCCGGTTCAAACGGAGTGATGAATCGTGGTGCGCGAAGACGCGCAAGCACTTGAACGGAAAGGATTAAAGACCATGAAGAACCACGAAGCCACAGAAACCACCCAACCCGCCGCCGTTGCGGAACAGGGCGCGCCCATTGCGCTCGCGAAGGCCGCCTCGAAGACGGCTGCCACCCAGAAGAAGGGCGCGCCCAAGGGCCAGCAAACCGCCAAGGGTGCCAAAGCCAAAGCCGCTGCGCCGAAGAAGGCAGCCAAGGCCGCGAAGAAAGCCGCCAAGCCCGAACGCAAAGCCACCGCCCCGCGCGCCGAGAGCAAAGGCGCGAAAATCCTGGACATGATCGCCCGCGCCAAGGGCGCGACCCTCGCCGAGATCATGAAGGCCACCGACTGGCAGGCCCACAGCGTCAGGGGTTTCATTTCCATCGCCGCCAAGAAGCACAGCATCAATATTGAGTCCTCGAAGAACGACGCGGGCGACCGCGTTTACAAAACCGCCAAGTAGAACTTCCCCACCATCACGCCGCCGGGTTCAACGATCCGGCGGCGTTTCTCGTTCATGCTTCTGGTGCGGATGACGCTGCGCGAGGCCGCGGACTTCCTCAGCCAGCTTGCATAATGCGTCCCTCACCTGGTCTTCTTGCAAACGGCACTCTCCGGCGCGTACATAAATGTTGCAGATCCTGGAGACCATTCGGGTTTCCAATTCGGCAGCTTCCTTTTGAACCTCCGCAAGGAGGACGCGGTTCTTAAGACCCACGTAGGAGCCGACCAGGCCAGTGGCAAGTCCAGTGCCAGCAATCAGAACTTCAACTGGAACCAACATCGCGTTCGATGATCCTCAACTCCGCTGACCAGTCCGAGAGCGCGAGGCACAGGCCCTGAAGATCGGGGTGCCCGGACAGGATCA